CCGGCGGCCAGGTCGCCCCGGTCAGATCGGCGGAATGGTCACCGTGCACGATCTTCCAATCGGAGGTGACACCGTAGGAGATGTCGGGGGTGGTGACGAACGTCAACGTCACCGTCGACCGGTTGGCCTCGCTGCCACCACCGAACACCTGGCCCGGTGTCACATACACCACCCCGATCGCGGACTGCGGTTTGGCGTCACCGTTGGCCGCGAAATACAGATAGGCCTTGTCGGCCCGGTTCGACTGCAACCAGGCCGACAACCCGTCGGCCCGCGACACATCTTGGTAGTAGTCGAACACCATCGTGTACGTCGGTTCCCCGTAGATCACCGTCGGCGCCGGCGCCGGACCGGCGCACAACGTCTTTTCGACGGGGGTCGATGTCACGTTGTCGGCCACTTGGATCTGGCCGGACACCAGCTGACAGGCGAACCCGGCCGAATCGGCGTCATAGTCGGCGATCGCCACATCACCCAGGTCGGCGCCGCCGGGCGCCTGCCAGTCAGGGGAGTAGCCGACCGCGTCGGGGTCGACGGCCATCAATCCGAGATGGCCGTCAGAGATCAGGTCCAGGGCAACACTCATGAGATCACCTCGCGTGTCTGTAGGTACTCGGCGGTCGCCGCGCACAAGGTGCGCGGCATGGTCAGCTGGGCGGCGATCGTGGTCAACATCCGCACCCGCGGCCCGCCCACATCGACGGTGTCGGCGGCCGCTTCGAGCGGGCGGCCGTTGATCGATTCGATCGCGGTCCAAATCTGGTCACCCAGCTCGTCGAGCGTGGCGATCTGGGATTCGTTGGTGCCGTCGACCACCGCCACCACCGGATAGGTCAACACGATGACGGTGCCGCCACCGTCGAGTGTTTCGCGGCGGCGTCCGACCACATCGATGAACACGCACGGCACGATCGGATGTGGCGGCTGGTAGGCGAACACCGGGATCGGGGTGACGTGATCGGTGAGCGCGATCACCAGGTTGGCGCGGCCGTCGGCGGCGACGGTCACTGCGGACACCATTCCGACGGGTTGCGGAGGTGGGCGATCTTTTCGCGGTTGCCGGCGAGCGGGTCACGCGGCACATGCAACCCGATCGCCTGGTCACCCCACGCTTCGGCGGTGTCGGCGGAGGTGTTCTTGTAGAAGTAGAACCGTTCGGCGGCGGAGGTGGCGGCGGCGACCAGCTCCGGCGGGTACGGGGCGGTCAACGGCGGAAAGCTGCTGGCCGGATCGGTGCGACCGAGATACACGTCGACCACGTTGTTGCCGGCCGGGGTACAGACATCGGTGATGTAGTCCTCATCGATGTTGCCGACGGTGAGACGCAGACGTTCCATCACCAACGCGGCGGTGGTGTAGTCGGGCACCGATCAGCTCTTCTTGGCGGCCCGCGCCGTGGTCACACCCGGGGTCACGTCGACCGCGATCTCACGGATCCCGCCGGGCTGGAGAATCCCGGGGCAACCCATCCCCCAGATCGCGACATCGGTGCCCAATCGTTGGACATCTTCGGCGGACACGAAGAACGGGCCTTCTTCGAACCAGGTGGCGGCGGACTCGTTGGTGACGATCATCACCCCGTCGGGCAGATCTGGCGCTTCGGTGATCGTCAACCCGGAAATCGAGATCTGCAACGTCGACGCCGAGGTGGTGCCAGGCGTGTTCTGCGTCCCGTACTGGGGCGCTTGCAACCATGCCTGGCCGCCGAGATAGGCGAACACATCCGACGCGGCGAGCACCACGGTGGCCGGGGTGCCGGTGGCGGTACGCACCTCCGACGACGCTTTGAACAGCACCGCTTTGGTGTCGGCACCGTCGGTGTCGGCGGTCAGATCGAGGCTGTGGTTGGCGGTGGCGTTGACCGCGGCTAACGCCGTTTCGAAATCGATCTCCGTCGCGATCCCGAACGCGCTGTTCAAGATCCGTTCGTAGGCGGCCATGTAGGACGGGGACGAACGGCGGGCCAACTGGTAGGAGACATCGGATCCACCGGCGAACGTTTTCAACGTCGCGTACTGATCACCGAACGAGACCAGCACCGAGGTGATCGCCGTCTTTTCGGTTGCTTGGACACCGACGATGGTGCGCAGATCCCCGGAGAACGTCGGCCAGTGGATCGTCATCCCCGACGACCCGGCCGATGAGGTGCCGAGCGCGGTGATCCCGGGTCGGGCCAGATCGATCACCCCGAAAATCTGGGTCAGATAGGTGGGTGGCATCAGACCCGGGTTGGCGGTGGTGATCTGATCGATCCAGGCCCGCCCGACCAGGTTGGTGTCTCGCCGGTAGTCGACGTGGGCGCGGTAGGCGGCAGACAACGCGGCCGACAGTTCGGAGGCCTCCGATCGGGGGGCGGTACGGAACGCGGTCACCGCCTCGTCGAACGTCTGGTAGCGGTGCAACGGGGTCGCCGGCGCCCGCGACGGTGCGCCACGGCCCAGCGCGGCGACCTGGGTGCGGACCATCTCGGCAACCTCGGCACGTCCGATCGGTTCGGTTTCGGCGGTCATCGTGTCGGTGTCAGACATCTCTTCGTCCTCTTCCTTTTCCTCGTCGGGGTCGGGTTCGTCGTCGGGTTCGGTGGCGGTGCGCGCCGCGGTGGCGGTGGCCCCGGCGAACGCGCCACGCGCCGGGGGTTCGATCACCGCCAGACCGGTCAAGGTGACCGGGGTGTCAGCGGTGCGGGTCACCGTGCCGCCGCCGGTGTGCGGCGGACTGTCCGCTTCGATCGACACGTCGATGGTGCCCAACAGTTGGGCGAGTTCGAAGATGTCGCGGCCGCGGGCGGTGCCCAACGTGACACGGCCGTAGAGGCCGTCGGGTTCGTCGCGGAACTCGGAGACGACCCCGATCGGGGTGCGCCCGTCACGATCCAGGTGGCCCGGTTTGTGGGTGGTGTAGGCGATCACCCGATCCGCGGGGACCAGCGACCCTTGCTGCCACGTCTCGGTGTAGGTGGTGCGCCCGTCGTCGGACACTTCGGCCGGTTCATCCCAGGGGATCATCCGGGCATCCAACGCGGTGGCGTCGGCGGTGACGGTGGCGCGGGCGATACGTACCACCGTCACGCCGGTACCCCCGGTTCGAGCGCGCCGACAGGGCTGGGTGTGGTGTCCGGTGTGCCGTCGTCGGGCATCGGGTTCGTCCAGCCTTCGGCGGTGCGGATCTCCGAGCGGGCCATCCACTTGCCGTAGGCGATGTCATAGGCGGCGAACCGGGCGGCCAGATCGGTACGCAACAGCACTGACGCATCGAACCGGACCTCACGCCCGTAGGGGCGCAGATCGGACCAGACCGCTTCGATCCGTGACGTGTAACCGGACAAACCCAGCTTCAACCATTGGGACAGTTCACCTTCGGTTGTCGAGTAGGTGAGGCTGTAGCCGGTGGGGATGTTCAACAGTGACGGGGTGATCCCGAACGCGCGGGCAACTTCGATGTTGGCGGCAGTGATCGACTCGACGAGCTGCGCCTCAACCGGGTTCGAACCGACCGCTTCGAGACGGCCGCCACGGTCGGTGATCACCGGTTCATGACGGCGGGCGAACGCGGCCAACAGATCCGATTTCAACTGTGTGCGCTGCGGGCCGGTCAACGCCTGATCCAACACCAACGCCACCGACGGAAACCCGGCCTCCCAAAACGAACCGGCCATCTGCCACAGCGCGGCCAAATATTCGACGGCCCGACGACATTTGCCGATCGGTGACGTCGACCCGTTGGGTGGGCCGACCTGTTCGTAGCGGTAACGGACCAGCGACACCTGGCGGGTCGTCGGATCGAGGTGGTCACCGTTCCAGACCACATCTTCGAGACGGCCCGTCGAGTCATACAGGCCGTGCGCCTCGGAGGCGTCGACCACCCGCACCGCGGACGGTGTCACACCGTCGGCGTACCATTGATCGGTGATCACCCATCCGTAGCCGTACGGGCCGGTCAGGTTATGGGCCAGACGTTGGATCGTTTCGGTGCGCGACTCCAACGGGTCGGGGCGGACACACACCGGCGGTTGCTGGGGTGCGGCCATCCCGTTGACGTATTCGATCAACGGCAACTGGCCGAGCGTGTCAGCGATCCGGTCACGGCAGGCAACCACGATCGGCAACTCGAACGGATCCAACAATCCGATCCCCAACCGTGCGTCGATCGTCGATTGGATCTGTGCGCCCAAACGCACGTTGCCGGGCAGCATGTCCTCGTCGAGGAGCGGCGCGGCACGCCCGATGATCTCCGCGATCTCCCGGCCCAACCGTCGCGCCTCGCGCCGTCTCACAACCGGCACAGTGACGTGTTTACGGTTGCCTCGTCTATGAATCCATACACGACGGCACCCAGACACCGACACAGGTTTCGTCATGACGAAATATCAGGTGATGGTGGGAGGCCGGGCGGAGGCGTTGCGATGGACCCACACGGCGGCGGCGGCGGCGATCAACGGGCCGGATCCGGCGATGCGGCGATCCCACAGCCAGGCGCCCCCGGCACGACGGCGGCGGGCAGCAGGAATCGCGGCGTCGAACTCGGGGGCGCGGCGATGGGTGATCGTGCCGTCGATCACCCGGTCATAGAACGAACCGGCGGCGGCGATCATCTCGCGCACCCCCAACGCCACGGTACGGGTCGGCACTTCGGCCAGTTCGACGCCGAGCGCGGCGGCCGGACCGGCCGCGTCCCACACGACCGCGGCCGGATCCCAACGGGCGCACAGCTCGAGCAGACGTGGCAGGATCCAGGTGCCGTGCGGACGGTGATCGATCACCTCGGTCTGTACCCGTCCGGCGTCGTCGGCGGCGGCGGCGACGATCACCGCAGTGGTGCGGTCCTCGTCGACCTCCAACGCGAACGTCACCGGATCGACCAGCGCGGCGGTGGATTCGGTGCGTGCCCAGGCGTCGACGAACACCGAATCGACCAGTGACGCGGGCCAGATCCCCAAATATTCGGCGGCGAACGCGGCCGGTTCCATCACCGCGGCGTCGGCCCGCAACGCGTCGACGTTGACGTGAAACCCCAACCCGGGATGGGTGGACCACCACACTGTTTCGTCGTCGGGGTCGGCGTCAGGGTCGGCGGCGAACTCGATGTAGGCGATCCCGTCGCGGCGGCCGGCGTCGACCGCGGCGCGGCCCAGCTCCCGCCAGCGGGCCAGCCACAGCGATGACTCGTCACCGGCGCTGGACACGATCCAGGTTTGGCCGCCGGCGCCGGTGGCCTGGGTGGGGAACACGGCGGCCTCCAGTTCGGCGCCGAGATCGGCGGGAATGTCACGGGCCTCGTCGACGACGACCAGCGCGGTGGCGGCGCCGGCGATCGCTGAACGGGAAGCGGCGACCAGACGAAACGAGGCGCCGGCGACGCGGCGGAACCGGATCGCTTCGGTGCCGTTGCCGCGGGTGATCGCGGTGTACCGGGCCAACGGTGAGGCGTCGATGGTCGCGAACCAGTCGTCACGGCACATCCGCGCCGCGTTCTCACGGTGCGCCGAGGTGTAGTAGGCGCGGGCGCCGGGGGTGCGGATCGTCGCCAGACCTTTGGCCAACATCAACATCGACTTGCCGGCACGGCGAGGCACGATCGCAACACAACGCCGGTAGGCCAACGTGCCGTCAGGGAGGCGTTCCCCGGTGAGGCGGGCCAGCTCGTACTGCCAGGGGATCAACGGGCGCCCCAAGCCGCGGGCCAACCCGGCGACGATCGGCGCGTCAGTCGGGCGTGTCGGTGTGCGCCGGTTCGACCAGGCTGGCAAGCAACGTGTCGAAAGTGTCGGTGTCATCGATCGGTCCGGTGGAATCGCGCAGCTGGGCAATCGCCGTCAACATTGTGCGATACAAGCCGTTGCGCACATAGCGGGTCTCACCCTCGACGTTGGCGGCGTCGATATCGTCGGCCACCACCCGGCCTAGCTTGACCAGCGCGGCGTCAACCTCTTCGAGCCGGCCGGTTCGACGCAGACTCGTCACCGTCGTGTCCCATCCGTCGCGAACCCGTCGCGATCGACGCAGATTCGCCTCGAAAAGTTGGGGTTGCGCCGACCTGGTCATCGGCCTGTAACGACATACAGGGGTTGGCGGGATGCTCGGAGAGAGAACGGGGAGGCGTGGGCTGTCCCGCGCACCCCCCTCAAAAACCGCTCACCACATCCGCGACGCGCCACGCGCCCGCGCCCGACGTACGGCGATGGCCCTACCTTGGCCGAGGTTGCACCGGCGGCAAGCAGGTTCGAGCGCGCAACACCCACCACCAGTGTGGGCGTGCAAGGCGAGGGGGGGTACGTGGTCGATCGTGGTCGCGAGGGCACCACAGCGACACAGTTGCGGCCAACGTTTGAGCGCAGCAACCGCGGCCCGATACTCCCGGGCCCGGTACGGGGGTGCGGCCATCGGGCTACCCGGCGGGGATCAGGTGCGGGGTACTCGAGCCGATGGATGGCGGGCACGGATCCCGGGCAGGGCGGGTTGGGACCATCCCGGCTCATCGTCGGGTACAGGGTCCGGCAGTTTCCACCCGGCCCGATAGAGGCGCATCTGTGCGGCCCATCCCGCACGGCACTCGGTGCAACGGCACTTGAACGAACGCGACCCGTACCGTTGCGGTGTCCCATGCGGCGGCGGCTCACCAATCGGACGACCTGACATCATCACCGATGATCGTACCGAACGGGTGCGCGCTCATCGGGTACTGGCCGCCCTGGACACGATCTCGGCGAGATGTGCACTGATGCGATCCAACTCGTTGGCGTAGGCGGCCTCACCCGCGAGACGTGTGCGCGCGGCCAACGCGGTGAACTCCAACACCGCATCCTGTAGGGCGCCAAGCTCTTCGACGGTGAGGCGCAACGGGAACCGTTGACGGATCACGAGGCGTTCTCTTCCGGGCGGGTTTGCGGTGGTGGCGGTAGCGGCTGGCATCTGCCCGGATCGGAGTCGATGACGTGCATACGGGCGATCCGTTTGTCTGAGATCGGGCGTTGGCGGGCGCGGCGCGCCTCCTCGAGCGCATCACGTTTGCCCTGTGCCTGCCACACAGCGATCGTGGTGATCACGAATCCGGCGAGCGGGATCGCCACCACCACGAACGTCACCCAATCGGTCATTCGGGATCCGGTGCGCACGTGTCGTGGAACCAGCGCCCGAAGTAGAGGCCGGCGATGGTGGTGTCAGGGGTGGTTCCCAGCGACACCGAACACCCGTTGCATACCGGTTCGCGCGCTTGCTCTTCTTTTTCATCTTCTTTTCTTCTTATGGCGCGCGTCAGCGCGCGCGGTCCCCGCGCGTCAGCGCGCGCGGTCCCCGCGCGCCAGCGCGCGCGGTTGTCGGAGTCACCCCGCGCGCCAGCGCGCGCGGCTGGGGATAACGTCGGCACCGGGAATCGGTACACGTTCGAACGGCCGTTCGAACGTTCAACGATCACCAGACCGGCCTCCTCGAGGGCGTAGATGGCCCGTCGGATGTTGCCGGGATCGACACCGATCAGGCGGGCCAGAGTGGCGACGCGGGGCCAGGCAGCGTGCGTGTCGGCGTCGGCGTAGAGCGCCAGGCGGTAGGCGATCGCCCGCGCCGTCGGCGAAACCCCGGACACGGGCAAGATCTCGTCCAGGAACGTGACCGCGAGATGACTGGTCATCGGCCCTGACGTGCGACGGGTGAGGAACATCTATTTCTGAGCCACCGGTCGATCTCGTCGCGGTAGTAGCGAACCGTCTTGTGACCGAGGTGATGCGCGGGCAGACCCTTGGTCCGTGTGAGGAGTGCCACCGTGCGCGGGTCAATCCGTAGATAGGCGGCGACCTCAGGTTGGGTCATCGGCCGATCGTCGTCGGATTTCACTTGCGTAGTTTCAGACATAGGGCGGATGGTATGGAATCGTGACAGACGTGTCACGCATGGTAGCTGAACATGATGTAGCGATGATCCGGCGCGGGTTGGCGGCCGGCACCCGGTACGCGCGCACCCGGATCGTGCGCCGGTGGTTCGGGTATCTCGACGTCGCCGGCGTCGGGTTCGCCAGTGCGCGGCTGGCCGATGTCGACGGGTTCGTCGACGAGCTCGGCGGCGGCGCGCGCTACCGGTACTGCGCGGTGTCGCATCTGCACCAGTTCTACATCTGGGCGCGCCGCTACGGCCACAGCTCGGCCGACCCGACCGAGCTGGTCGAACGGCCCCGGCTACCGGTGCGTTTGCCGCGCCCGTTGAACGCGGCACAAGTCGGCGCTGCGCTCGCGGATGCGGACCCGATCACCACGATCATGATCTGTCTGATGGCCGATGCGGGTCTGCGGTGTTGCGAGGTGGCCGCGCTGTGTTGGTCGGACATCGATCACACTTCGGGCACGTTGCGCGTATCAGGGAAAGGCAACCGCGAACGGATCGTTGGTATCCCGCAACGATTGGCCGGGGCGTTGCGCGCCGTCGACGGGTTGGCCGGTCCGGTGACCGGGCGGACGTTGGCGGCGCATCGGGTGTCACAGTTGGTCGGCGCCCACCTGCGCGCGGCGGGCGTCGCGGCGACGGCGCATCAGCTGCGTCACAGCTACGCCACCCGGCTCTACGCGGCCACCGGCGGCGACCTGTTAGCAGTCCAACAAGCGTTGGGGCATGCGTCGGTGATGTCCACACAGGGATACGCGGCGATCGATCCGGGACGCGCCGTCGCAGTCGCGCGCAGACTAGAACCATGACGCGAGAATCAGATGATTCTCGCAAGGTCCCTGTCGCTCCGCTGATGATGCGGTGTGAGGGTTCCGGTGGGCCGAACGTCGGCTACTGCTGGATGTGTGCGTGGACCGGGTTCACTGGCGACACTGTCCCCGAGCATGAGCGCAAGGACATCCTTGCGATGCTTGAGAGAGGGGATTTCGGGTGACGCAAGAATCTGATAATCCTCACATTCCCCTGGTCAGGTGATCCCCGTTACTGTTCGAGTGTGGCGAACAAGCTCAGCTTTGCGCCTGCGGCGTGGGATCTGGTCGGGGTCCGTGCCGGTGATGATCGGGCGTTTCTCGTCGTCGTCTCCGACGGGTTGGACCCGGTCGATCTGACCGGGATGACGATCACCTCCCAGGCGCGCACGACGGCACCCGACCCGGTGGTGATGTTGACCGCGCTGGTCACACCCGACGATCTGGCCGGCGGTTCGTTCTATCTGTCGTGGGACGGTGACGAGGTGCGCAGCGTGCTCGCCGGGGCGGCGTCGTGGTCAGGTGTGTGGGACTGTCAGTTGGACGACGCGGGCACGGTGACAACGATCGTCGCCGGCAAGATCACCTGTGAGATGGACGTGACCCGCGATGACAGTTGACGTGGTCAGTCCGTCGACGATCGCTGTCGCACTGTCAACCCCGCGCATCGACATCGTCACCGGGATTCCCGGGCCGCCCGGGCCGCCCGGGCCGCCCGGTGCGGACGGAGCGGACGGAGCACCCGGGGCACCCGGGGCACCCGGGGCGACCGGCCCGGCTGGAGCACCCGGGGCGCCCGGCGCGACGGGGGCGACCGGGGCGACCGGTCCACAAGGTCCCGAAGGGGCGCCGGGTGGCGGCACGCAACAATCGGTTTGGGCGTGGTATGCGAACGCGGTGGTCGCGCCGATCGCCTCCGCCCGGGTCGGGGTCAACCATGACGCGCCGTCGTCGGCGACGGCGGTGTGGATCCACAAGGTCGGGGCAACGGCCGGGATCGACTGGACGAACACGATCACCGCGCTCACCGCCAACGACCACGTCTACCTCCAAGCCAAAGCGGATGCGGCGTCGTTCCACCGGTACAAGGTGACCGGCGTGGCGGTGGCCAACGGCAACAATTGGGTGATCCCGGTCACCACCGAAGCGGGTTCACCGTCGGGGACGGAACCGGCCAATGGTGTCGATGTGTTGGTTGCGTTCCAGTTCGGCCCGTTGCAAGGTCCTGTCGGTCCTGCCGGTCCGACCGGTCCCGCCGGGCCGGCCGGGGCGACCGGGGCGACCGGAGCGACCGGCCCCGCCGGACCGTCGACACCGTCGACCGATTCCGGGAACCTGATCAAGGTCGGCTCCGACTCGCTGCTGTACTCGAAGCAGCTGGCGTACGTCGTGGTGAAGTCCACCGAACCGGTCGCCGCCGACTACGGCCAGGCGTCGATCCCGGTCGGCGCGGTGTGGATCGAAAGCTAGGAGGAGCGATGGCACTCATTCTCATCGACGGCTGCGAGGACGTGACGAGCTGGGTCAACTCGGGAAGCACCCTCGTCGCCGCCCGCAACACCAACGGCATCCAGGTCACCAATGGAAACACGTTGTCATATCCGATCCCGACCGCCGAGCAGACCGACACGCTGACGCTCGGCTTCGCGCTGTTCCCCGTTAACTCCGGGGCCACGATCAACAACTTCCTGCGGATCAACTCTGACAGCGGTGCGACCAACCATCTGACGCTCGCGGTCGGCGGGACGGCTCATGCGACACTGCCGAACGCGCTGATCCTGTACCGGGGTACGACCGCCGGAACGGCGATCATCACCAGCGCAGCGAACGTGGTCGCCAGCTCGGTCTGGGCCTTCATCGAACTGCAGGTCAAGATGCACGACACAACCGGCACCGCGACACTCAAGGTCAACGGCGTCACCGTCGGCTCACCGTTCACCGGGGACACGAAGAACGGCGGAACGAAGACGGTCTGGGACTACATCCAGTTCCTCGGCGTCAGCGCGCTGACGGTCCGCATCGACGACCTGTACCTCGACAACGCCGCGACCTATTGGGGCGACGTCACCGTCGACACGCTGTACCCCAACGGCAACGGTGACGCCTCCGCCTGGGTCGGCTCCGACGCCGACTCGACGAACAACTACCTCCTTGTCGACGAGGTCGGCGCGCCGGTGACGAGTGATTATGTCAACACCCCGACCGCGGGCGCGCAGGACCTGTACGCGCTGACCGATCTCACCGGCACGAAGGCGGTGCTCGCGGTGCAGCACTGCACCTATGCGCTGAAGACCGACTCGGCCGCGCGCTCGATCAAACTGTTGAACCGGCGCTCGGCGACGAACGCCTCAGCGGCGCAGGCGTTGACCACCGCGTTCGCCGGCTACCACTGGATTCAGACGACCGATCCGGAGACAGCGGCGGCGTGGACGGTGGCGGACGTCAACGCGTTGCAATCGGGGGTCGAGGCGGTCTAGATGGCAGACGCGAGACAGGCGCGCCAGTCGGTACGCGTCGCACGGCGCGCACTGTCAGACGTGGGGGTCGGGACGGCGCGGCATTCGCTCCGTGTCGCCCGACCCTCGACCGAGGTGTTGAGCATGGCCCGTCACTCGTTGCGGGTGATGCGCGCCAGTGTCGGGGTGACCGTCAAGATCTGGTCGGGGTCGGCGTTCGTCGACACACCGGTGAAAGTGTGGTCGGGGTCGGCGTTCGTCGAACCGGAGGCGTTGAAGATTTGGAACGGCACCGCGTTCGTGTAAGTGGGTTGCACCCGTCAGGCCACGTTCCGATCCTGGGCGGAGAGGAAGGCAGGCAACGGGTACAACCCGTCTGTCAGATTACTTGCGGACCAGTCCGGCCAGATAGGACAGGGCGATCACACACACTGCGACAGTGGTGATCCAGCCTGCGGTTTCAGTCATCGTCTCCGTCTCCCTGTTCGTAGTCGATTCGGACCCGCCACGCGGCGCGCTCTTGTCGTGCCTTTCTGCCGGCGATGTAGCCGACTGCCACCGCGACCGCGCCCGCGCCGCCCGTTACCGCGACGACGACGGCCAGCCATCGCACATCATCAGACCTCTAACGCGCCCCAGGTTTGCGGACCGATCCGCCCGTCAACCTCCAACCCGCGGGCGGTTTGGAAGTCGCGGGTGGCGTCGTCGGTGCGCGGCCCGAACTGGCCGTCGACGGCGAGACCGGCGCCGGCGATGTTCAACGCCAACTGGGCGCGTTGGACCATCGGCCCGGTCGCGCCCTGCCAGATCGAATAGCGCACCGCGGTAACCTCGAACGTGTCCGGCGGTGGCGGTTCGTCCGTGCCGCCGCCGCCGGCCTCGAAGTCGAGGACGGCGTCAGGGATGTCTTCGGCGGTGTTGTAGCGGATGTGCCACGGCTCAGACTGTGATTCCCAGGACAAGCCGTACAGGTCGGCGTTGTCGAGCATCCAGTCGAACGCGTCGTCGTTGGCGGTGATGCTGACGATCCCACCGTTGCGCCACAGACACGTATCTCGAGCCAACGCCCATCCATGATTCGATGTGCCGGGGCAGGCGGCGCCGGCGTTGCCGGGAATCAGATACCACGTGTCCCCCATACATGACTTCGTCGACGCACCGGAGATGTAGTCGGTGGTGTAGCGATCCATGAAACAGTTGTATTGCTGGTCGTAGGTGCGATAGCAGTCGGCCGAACTGGTGCAGGTCAACAGTTCACCGAACCGGTCACTGACCGCAGCGTCGAACGCGGCGAACGCCCGCGCCGCCAGATGATGCATCCGCCCCGAACTTCTACCGTCGGACGAGGTGTCACGGTAGCCGGGGGTGACCATCACCGAGTCGGGCAGTTTGCCGTTGGTGCAACCGGCGAGATCGGCCGGCTTGGTCAGGTCGTCGACCGGATAGCCCATCAGTCACCGGACCCGTTGACATGGTCGGTCTGGGGCAAACCGTACGGTTCAGGTTCACGTGAACAGGCGCGGAAGGCGCGGACCATCACCTCGTCGAATCCCTGATATTGAGGGTTGTCGCGCACGAACCGGACGAACTCGATGGCACGGGTGATCGAGATCATGACGCCACCGGCGGATTCGTCTGGACGTAGGCCAAAATCATTCCGTCGGTGATGACCGCTTCATCCCCGCCGGGGTTGGGGTTGCCGGCGGCGAGCGCCGATTCGTAGGCGGCCTCGATGTCTTGGGCGGCGGCCATCGACCAGATGTAATCGACGGTGAGCGACGACGTGTGGCCCTCTTGGACGGCGGCGGAGCGGGCGCGGACGGTGAACGCACTATCGGCGGCGTTGGCGGCGATCGTGGTGTACGACATGAGGCAACCTCTTCGGGGTCAGATTTCTTCGATGGTGAGCCAACCCGGCGACAACGTGTTGGCGACGATCCCGGCGACCGGGCAGACGACGAACGTCAAGAAATGTCGGGCACCACCCCAGGGGGCGACGAACGTGCGCGACGTGAGCGCGCTGACGGTGCCACCGGCACCGGCCCGGTAGAAGTCGCCGCGGGCGAGATAGCTGGTGGTTGTCGCCTCGTAGATGTAACAGGTGACGGTTTCACTGGCGGACACCTGGAATGAGAAATGAGTGTCGACGCGGTAGCGGCGGCCGTTGGTGATGTTCAACGACGATTCGAGTCCGTTGACGATCGTCAGTGAAGCGGCGCTGATCGACTGATCCGTTGATGGGGCTTGGACGTAGCCGATCATCCCGGCAACATTGCGGGTCCAGGCGCCCCCGAACCGTTGCCAGATCGTGCCGGTATCGGTGGTGACCGCGAGCGCCCCGTTCGGCGCCGCCCACGTGGCCAGTGCCGTCTCGTCGGCGAACCGTTTGACGACATGATCGACAACAGCGTTACCCCAGGATGCTTCGATCAGTTCACCGGCGGCGACGGGTGACGGGTTGCCGTCGGCGTCGGTCGCGGCCAACGGGGTGACACCGAGGCGGGCGGCACGTTCCAACCGTTCGAGGCGTTCGATAATCGTGCGGTCGGTCATACGGTCACCTCGGTCACATCGGCCCACCAGGCGGCATCCCAATAACCCATTCCCCAAAACGTGCCGGTGGTGGCGTACGGGGCGGCAACATCGAGGTTCAGTTCGAGCGTCCAACGGTCGGCGTTGAACGCATGGGCGACACCGGTGGCGAACATTTCGGTGTCGAACACCAGACGGCCGTCCGGTTCGGTGTGCCGGCACCGGAACCGGGACGGGCGGTACACGTCGACGGTGGCGATCAGATCCAACACGTCGGGGCCGGTGGCCGCGTTGAGACTGACCGAACGAACCCGCGGCGCGGTGTCCGGGTGGCGGGCGGCAAGGATCTGCAACCCGATCGAGGCGAGAGTGGTATCCGATTCGGTCCACAGATCGACCCGTTCGAACGGTTCGATCCCGTACAACACCTCGGCGTCAGGGTCGACAATGGTCTGCGCGGTGGCGGCGTCACGGCCGATGATCACCCGGGTGGTGATGTCCTCGCGGGCGAATGGCCGTTCCCAACGGATCGGACAGACATCACCGGGGCCGTTGCCGATCGTCGCGTCAGGCGGGGTGGCCGGGTCGAACATCTGCCACGCGTTGTGCCGGAAACAGATGTCACCATCCATGTTGGCGAACACCACCGCGTTCGCCGAATCGGCGGCGCGGGCCAACAGATCGGCAACCTGGCCGCCGAGGGTGTCGGCAATCACCGTCACCCCGGTGGCGGCCAGATCCCGTTTCGAGTCGGGCCACAACGCCCGATCCAAGATCCGGGCGATGCGCGTGTCAACGGTTTCACCGGCACCGACCGGCGCCGGGTACGGGGCGAACTTGGCGCGGTTGACTTCACCCAACACGTCGACACAATCCAACTGGACCACCGGTTGGCCGTCGGGTTCGTAGGTTGGGGTGACGGCATCGATGATCCCGCGAAACAGCCAGCACACCCCGTAGTCGTCGTGCAACACCCCGACACGGATCGCCCGCCCGGGACGCACCGTCAACACCGAAATGTCGTCGTCGGCGTTCGGGTCGGCCCAGCCGTCGAGGTTGCGAACCCGGATCGTGGCGACTCCGGGTACGAACCGGTCGGTGATCGCCCGGCGCCCGTAGACCGCCTCGAACGTCAACCCTTCACAGGTCACGTCTCGCCACAACGGCTCATCCCCGGACCAGAGTGCGCCGGGGTCGTCCCATTCGGACACATCCCACACTCCGGCGACGGCGACGGTGCGACGGTCACCGGTCCCGATCTGCACGATCGGGGTGGCCCGATCGGTGAACGTGAACGCCGGGGCGGTCACAGCCGGAACCCCAACGTGCGCGGCGTCGAACGGGTGTAGGCGTCGACCGGAACCCGTACCGTGCCGATCTGGGCGGCGATCTGGGCGCCGATCTGGGCGCCCAGGTTCGGAGGAACGGTGACCATCACCGGTGACCCGCCCGGCCCGTACCCGGGATGTGACACCCCGCCGTAACGGGTGTTGCCGCGGACGATCGCGTTGATGAACAGATCCCGTTCCTTGGTCAACCGGTCGATCTCGCGTTCCGCTTCGACCACCGACCCGTTGTCGATCATCGTCAGGATCTCGGTCACCTTCGACGGTGGCAGTTTCAACACTTCGGCCAGATAATCCCGAACCTGTCTGGTCAGCTCGAGAGTTTCCTGTCGGGCGTCGCGGGTTTTGTCTTTGGCGTCGGCGGCACCGGTGTTGGTCGCATCCCACGCCTCATGCATCGCGTCTTTGAGATCGTCGAACCCGTCTTTGACGTTCAACAGCGCGGCCTCGTCATCGAAGCGGGCGGTCAGGTTGGCGTACTGCTCATCGAGCCGTTCCATCTCATCGGCGAACCGTTCGGTCGACGTGCGCGTGTCATCGAACTGGCCCTCAGTGCGTTTGGCGGCGCCCTTGATCGCGTCCATCGCCTTGCCGAACGGTCCGAGAATCCCGGTGGTGTTCCCCGCGACCTCGTTGTAGTCGTCGGTCGCCTTCCTCGCCTTATCGATCTCTTTGCGATGCTGCTGCACAGCCAACGCGACATCAACGGTGGCCTGGGTGGCGTTGAACATGTTGGTGCCGGTGCCTTGAATCGCGACCAGCAACTCATCCCAACTGTCCGCACTCCCGGCGACGATCTCGTTGAACTTGTCCAGGTTGATGTTCAGTTCGGCCAGGTCGGGGGTGATGTCTTGAACCGATTTGCCCAACCCCAAGAACCCGCCGGACTTGATGACTTCGATCTTGCCGGTCTCCTCGAACTGTTCGTTCACCGACTGCGCCGCGGTTTTCAACTCTTTGAACGCGTCGGTGAACTGCTCGACCCGTTTGGCGTCGAACTCTTTCTGCAACTTGACCCCGGCCATGTAGGTGCCGACCGCCTGGGTGGCTAATCCGAGCGCGGCCATCGGCCCGGCCAGCTTGGTCAACCCGGACAGCGAGATGTTGCCGTCGGCGGCGTACTCACCGAGCTGGCCGATCGCGACTCCGGCGGTACCGGCGGCGCCGGCGAGATCACCCATGTCCTGGGCGGCGTTGCCGACCATGTTCGCCATCACTGAACGGGTCTGATCGGACTCCGTACCGACGTTGCGGATCTTGCCGTGCGTGTCATCCAGCTGGCTGTTGACATGAGTCAAGCTGACCTGATCGACCTCTTTGATCGACACCGCGAGCTTGTCCGCCGAGCCTTTGATGTCGTCGAACGTCAAGCCCATCCGTTGCAGATCCAACACCAACGCGTCGACGTTGGTACGCGAGGTCAGCTCCGGTCCGAGCGCGGTACGCAACGCGTCGGCGGCGGCGGCGGCGTCGCGTAGATCCCGATCGATCTTGCCGGCCATGTCGCTGATCACCCGGGCAACCCGGTCACCGGCCGATTCGACCTCACCCAACTCGTTGTCGACGGTGCGCAGTTCGGCTTTCGCGGCGGATGAGAACTGTTTCAGACCGCGTACACCGCCGGACGCGTCGACGTCGATCCGGTAGTCAAGTGTGCGCGCCCCAGGCATCGGTTATCCGATCAACGCCCGGTCGAACACGTCGGACACGTCCCGGTCAACATCGATCGCGTCGGTCGCCCGGGTCCAGGCGCGGCGACCGCGAAGCGGTTTGCGGTTCACCTTGGTGCCGTACACCTGGTCACGGTCACGGCCGGCGGCGAGCACTTTGCGCCGGCGTGGTGTGATCGTGTACGCCCCGGTGCCGTACTCGAGCACCGACCAGCCGCCCGCCGGGCGGGGCAACACCCACGCGGTTGCCCCGGTCAACGAGGCGTCGACCGATTTGACGCGGGCACCGAGGCGGCCGCCGGCGAAACGCCATCCGTTGGTGCGGGCGGTGGCGGCGATCTGTTTGACCGCGGTACGTCCAGCGTCACGCGCCGCGGCGCGGCATGCGGCGGTGATGTCACGTTGGAGACGATCAACCCCGGGGGTCAAATCGCTGCGGTCGACGTTGAGCCAACCCACTATGCGGCCGCCGCGGTGACCGCCGGCGGCCAGGTCGCCCCGGTCAGATCGGCGGAATGGTCACCGTGCACGATCTTCCAATCGGAGGTGACACCGTAGGAGATGTCGGGGGTGGTGACGAACGTCAACGTCACCGTCGACCGGTTGGC